AGATTAGGATTTGCATATGAGAATCTACCTGTAACAGTTCCACCCTGATCCGATCGTATTGGATTTATATCTGCATGTATTCTTCCGTTGTAAGTAAATTTTAAAATTGTATCTATAAAAGTTGTGTGAGCTTTATTAATTTCTCTTGCCTTTGCAATCATTTGAACTATAGGGTGTCTGTGTTCTTGTAAAAAATTTTTTGTAAAGGACGGTGCTAATGATTTTTCGGTTCTTTCATAATGTAAACCAAGTTTATCAAAAACTGTTGCAATACTTCTTGCAGCCCAAATCTGGGGCTCTATCCCTGTTTCTTGTTTTACTTTTAATAATAATTCTTGCTCTTGTAATGTTAACTTTTGTTTCAGTAGTTTTGCTTTCTCTACATCAACTCGGACTCCTTTAAATTTCATGTCAATGAGACATGGAAATAATTGTGTTTCAAGATCAAATATTTCTTTTAAATTTTGTTTTTGTATTTCTCGAGATAAAACTTTAAATAATTCTAATGTTAATTGTGCATCTTTTTCTGCATAATTACCTACATACATTGCAGGAAGTTTATATATTTCAGATTTAGGATCTATTCCCCAGGATTGTGCAGCCTCTGTTAATGCTTTTTCATCTTTAACATCATTTAAATATTTAAATGAAACACTGTTTAATGTGTAAGTTAATCTATTTTCATCAATTAAAGATGTCATCACCATGGTATCTACAATAAGTCCATTAATTTGTATTCCTGCCGCTCGAAGCCAGCACACATCGTACATTGCATTGTGAAATATTTTTACATTATCTGCAGCACAAACTTCTTTAATCCAATTTAAAACTTTATTCTTTTCTAAATTACCACCACCCTCATGTGCAATTGGATAATATGAAGACCATCCATCTACGGCTATAGCAATACCTACAATATTGCCATGACCCATTATTGCACCAGATCCTCTTGATTTAAGATCTGGATCTTTAGTTTCTAAATCTATTGCAATATATTTATATCCTTTTAAATCAGGAAAATTTTCTGGACAAATCCATTCTTTCTGGGCTTCAAACATTTACATTAATACCATTATTAAAAAACAATATACACACAAAACTGTAAATAAACCTAAATCAAATATTACCATTCTTCTACGTTTCATCTTTGTAATCCCTTTCTATAATCATTTGTATATAATGAATTGCTTTTAACAAATCTTGTTTCTTTCCTTTGTCTTGATGCCTGCAAATATATTTAATTGCATTACCTTCCGCAAACAGTATCTTATTTTTATTTATAAAGCTAGAAGGTTGTATTTTATATTTTTTATAATGACTTCCTCCTATTTGTTTAAAAAATGTCTTATTGTTCATAGTATTGGTTCTCCTGGTATATAGTTATAAAAATCATTTATATCAGGTTGCATGATATAAAGATTTTCTTTTGCACGTGTTACACCTACAAAAAATAATCTGTGTTCAGGATCAGCTTTTCTTAATGCAGATTCATATATAGTCCTTTCTATTCCTGTAAATAAAACTACATTTTCGCATTCTTCACCTTTGACACCATGTATTGTAGATACTTTAATTTTTGCAGGTTTAAATAAATCATCACCGTTTTCTAATAATGCTTTCATATATAATTTTGAATCTTCTTTTATTTGTAATTGTTCCCAGCTTCCCGTTACTTTCAACCCGTGATTCATCATTAGATCATCAATGTCTACATAATCTACAACGTCTAAAGATTTACCCGTTGAAAAATTTTCTTTAATTAAACCTGCTTTAACTGTTAAATATTTGTAAATTTTTTTAGCTTCTTCAGCCCCGACAGTTGCACCTTGATTTAATCTTACCCAAACTCTATAAGCTTCCAATAATTGATTTGGCAATAAGTTATTGATTTTACTATCAAATCTAAGGTTTAAAGATATTAAATATTCTTTAATTGGGTCTAACATTTTATTAGTTCTAGTTATAATCATCCATTCGTCTTTATTAAAATTTAAATTTTCTATTGATTCATTTTGATAAACTTTTCCTTCTGCATCTCTTGGAAGCCACGTTTTGATCATTCTATTTTCTATGTTGCCTAATATGCTTAAAGCCACTTTATGTACAGCCCTTGGAACCCTTTGTGATTCTATTCTAGGATCCATTTCTCCTTTTAAATTTATAAATATATTTTCATCAGCGCCTTGAAACGTATAGATAGTTTGATCGTCATCCCCCGCAATGTATGATCGTTCACATTTTGATTCAATGTAATTGAACATATCCCATTGCAGAGGATTCAGATCCTGCGCTTCATCAAGAAAGACAGCGTCGAGAGAGGGACACTTATCTTTCTCAATAAACTGTTTAATCATATCAGAAAATTCAACCATATTGGTTTGTTCTTTGTATGATTTTAAATCTGCTTCAATTTGTTCTGTTAAATATATTTCAACAGAATATTGTTTATCTAATTCATGAGCTGCATCAAGTATTGAAAGTTTTTTGGCTCTTGCATACTCAATAATTTTCATATGATCATTTTTATATTGAGGAAAACCAAATTCATTAGTTTCATAATCAAAATTTAAATCTTTACATATTTGTGAAAAATTTTTAAATGCATTCCACTTATCATCTATTAATAATTGCACGTTAGTATCTATGTTTAATTGTTTTGTTCCTAGTTTATGCATGGTGCATACATATGGAAAATCTTTTTTAAGATCTAATCTTGGAAATACAAGTTGTATTCTTTTTTTGGATTCTACATCCGCAGCGTTACTAAAAGTAATATATGCAATTTTTTTAGTAGAAGTTTTATATTCTTCAATTTCTTTTATTAAATATTTATTTATCAAATGATATGTTTTACCTGTTCCTGGAGGACCTGGTATTATTATTCTTTTCATTTAAATGCAGGATCCTTCATCTTATGAATTTTAATAGTAGGTTTATTAGGTTTTTCTAATTTTTCATTTGGCATCACCACCACTCTCGCGGTGCTTTTTTCAATTCTTATTATTTTTTCTTCTGCTTCAAATAAATTTTTTAATAATGTAAATGTTTTTTCTTTACTTTTTGACCAAGATTGTATTTTTTTTATATGGGACCAAAAAGCATTCCATTTTATATAAGCATTTTTTTCGTCTATGTAAGGAATTCCTTTTGCAACATCTTCTAATGATTTACCATTAGATTTATGAATATAATTATGAACTATATCTTTTATTTGAGTTTCAAGTTTTAATGAATCTGGAGCATCTAATAATTCTAATTTTAAAAATAGTTTAGCTAATTGTTTTCTCCACATCATTTTTCCAACAGGAAGCAATGGTAATGATATTTGATTCATACATGCTACAGAAAGTCTGTCGTACTCATGTAAGGTAACATCATCTAATTCAACAGTTTTACCATCTATGGTTAAAAAATATATTGGAGGATCAGATAAATATTTACTTAAGCCAGTTATTTCAGGAGCTGGAATATCTTCTCCAACACCAAATTCTTTTTTAGAACATGTTTTAGCATTACAAAAATCAACAATTGGTTTATCTTTACATTTATATTTATAATCATGTTTACCAACAGAGACTATTTTTTTTAAAATTATGTCATGAGTTAACGGAGGACGCATATACTTTTGATTATAAGTTTGCATCTTATCTTGCCATGAATCAGGATATCTTTTCTTTAAATAGACACCAATATTATACATCATGTTGTCTCTATTGCCTTCTGGTATTCCATCTTTCAATAATGTTAAAAGACATGGAGGAGCTCCTTTTAAAAATTCATCTTCTATACTTTCTTCATTGATTTTTAAATTAAGTAATTCTTTTTCTGTTATAGAATGTTTATCATATAGTTTAAAAAAATTTTCTAACTTTAGTGGTTCTCCGTCATCATCAAATGCATATCGAATTGATTTATCACTACCATGATAAGGAACATTTAAAAAACTTCCAGTGTCCCCTCTATCTGCTCTAATGTAATCTTGTTTTGGAAATATTTCTGTCTTTGCGTGTCCTAAAACACCTGCAATCTTTTTTAATCTTTCTCTCATTAAACTTGCAGGAACAAATTCTTTTGTAAATAAAAATACGTGCGCACCTCCAGATTTAGATCTAAACAATATTAATGGAAATTTTTTATCTCTAATTTTTTTAATAAAAGATTTGTGATCAAAGGGATAAGTATCAATATCAATACATCCCCATTTACATTTATTATCCTCTCTTATTGGAACTATCCCTAAAGCAGGTTCTTCACCCTTTAAGTGTTTACTCCAAAGTAAATCAGTTACATTTTCTTTTTTAGTAAAAGACTTTGCCTCATGTTTACCATTTTCAGATAATTCATCTGTAATTTTTGTTTGACCATAAGCTGTTTGTAGGCCGGCAAATACCTCTTTAAATCTCTCTAGCATCTAACTCTCTCATGTATGGGGGTGATATTTCTATCACCCCGTTTAGTATTACTTATTGTTTGCTAAACTTTGATAGAATTGTTTTGCTCTTTCATAGATAGC